CCGTATCTATCCCAGTGTACGGGCATTAATGTAAATTTATCTTTTAAGTTAATTCTAATTAACCCAGTAATAGTTTCTCCTCGTAAACCCATGAAAATAAATTTATGGTTGCCGCCACATGCGATTGCAAGATCGTTAGAAAATTTAACATCAGATTGTAGCTCTTTTATTAAGTCTAGCATTTTTAATGCTCTCCGGTTGTTTGATGTCAACAATAATAGAATCATCATCAACTAATTGCTGGAACAAATATTTTCTATCTTCTTTATAGATTAAATTTAATTTGGTAGCAATTTCTGTGGCTAATTTCCATTTACGGAAATATCCAGGTTCATCTGTTAATAAGATATTATAGACACCATATCTAAATGATACCATATCATCATCTGGATAACTATCGCCGCATTTATTATCTAATTGGTGCTGTTGTTCAAATTGCTCAATGTCATCTACTAATAACATAATATCAATATCATTGTGTTCTTGAGATGGACAAATATATTTTGAACCTGTTAATAATACAGCATTAGATGCTGCCATTAATTTACATACATATTCAGGAAAATCGCTCATCGTTGCCACTCCACAATTGTATAATCAACCATACCTTCTAAATTATTTTTAATAATATCTCGAATAATGTTCCAGTCACCACCTGCTAAACCAGCACCAATTAATGGTAACCCAATTTTTTTACCTTTAAAATCCGTAGCAATTAATCGCATAGAATCATTGATTGCTTGATAATTTTGCTTTAGGTCATTATATCCAGGCATGTATTGAGTGTACGCATTTACAATTGTTAAACCCTTATCCATATAGGTATGTGCGCTATATGAACCCAATTTTGTTATATCACCCTGTTCTGTTGATTTGTCTGACAAATACGCTTCTGGATATCTATTCCTAATTTGTAGAGCAATCCCTGCGCCCATAGCGCAAAAACAATTACAACCATGAACGATAACATCGAACTCGCCAGCATCAAATAAATCTAATAAATCACCTTTAATAATTTTCATTCTATATCCTCTAAAGTATTAGCAACAGTTTTATCATCCCTAACGCGAGAAAAAATTGGTAGGAATAAAGATTTAATATCTGAATCTCGGTTTGAAATAATACAATTATATTTTACCTCGATAATTTTACCAACATAAGATTCTGGGTTATCTCGCTCACCTCGTTTATGTTTAAATCCAGAACCAACATTTACTCGCAATCGACCACAAGCAGTTTCACAAATTAATGATCCCAACATACCTTCAAATTGAGTTCCTGGAGTACCATATTCAAAACCAACAACCAATAGATCCATAGGGTCTTCTGCTTTTAATTTTAATTGGTATTTAGATCGTTTGGCTTCCCATACACCATCCATTGCTTTAAGAATTCCGCCTTCTTCGCCTCGTTCTAGATTACGCTGATATTTTTGCATAACTTCTTCGCGAGAATTTACAATCTCGGATTCAACAATTTGTAATTTAGTTTGATTTTCTGGAACTGCTAGCCCAACAAATTTAAATCTTGTAGCATAACCAACTGAACAATATTCGTTTAAAAAATCATCATAAGGAATATAATCCCAGAGAACAACATACAACCCCTTAGCTTCTTCTGAGGTAATTGTTCCACGAACAGCTTTTGTTACATAACCATTAGATACTTTGCGTTCTGCTACTCGACCATCAGGATAGCGCCACATTAATTCGCCATCTAGAATACATCTTTCATGTGTTGCAATTTCAATATCATCAAAACATGAGATATCTAGAATATTACCATTTCTGGTTGTAGCCGATACGAATTTTCCACCATCAAACTCTAGATTAATTCTAGAACTATCCATTTTACAATTATGGACCAGAATATTGTCAGCAAAAAAATTATTAGTATTTTCGACCGTTATATCGTATAACAAATTATCACACTCTATCTCAACTACATTTTCTATTTTCATAGTTCTCATAATAAATTTCCAATTTAAAGCTGTATATTGATAATAAATAGTTGACCGTTTAAATGAATATTAAACGATGCTTATCGCGGAATAGCAGTTCCCATAAGCACTAATCATCAACTATCAAATATAGGAATCGATATGACCAGCAATAATATTTATACTATTACCGAACAACAACGATTAAATTTTAAACCGACTTATTTAATGATTAAACAACATTCAATAACAGGTAAAAAATATTTTTGTAAAACTGTAACATCCAACCCTTTAAAATATTCTGGGTCAGGGGATTATTGGTTAAAACATATAAAAAAGCACGGAGTTCAATTTGTCGAGACAATATGGTATAAATTGTATACTGATATAGACGAATTAGTAAACTATGCTTTACAATTTTCTATCGAAAATGATATTATTAAATCTAAACTCTGGGCGAATAAAATGTTAGAAAACGGGTTATCTGGCGGGTTATCTAAAGATTTGTTATCAGAACAGACCATATTAAATATGGTTAATGCTCAATTAAATAGATCCCCAGAAGCTAAATTTATCTCTAAAACAAAATATAAAAATACTATACAGAATAGATCAGAGTTTAAAAAATTAGAACTATCTAATAAAATTAGAAAAACAAAATTAGCTATGACTTCTGAACAAAAAGCAGAACAAAAACGTAAAGAATACGAAACAAAAGCAAATAGATCCCCTGAACAAAAAGCAGAACAAAAACGTAAACAAAGCGAGTCTTATTTAAAGACATTTAATTCTAAATCTGATGACAGTAAACGCGAACAATATACAAAAAGAGCAAAAACAATGTCACTAAAATCTGAAGAAGAATTAGCTTCTATCTACGCAAAAATAAGTCGCCCAGGTAAATTAAATCCTATGTACGGTAAACCTCGCCCAGATTTAATTGAAAATAATAAAAATCCTATAAAACGACAAAAACAAATACAAACGCGCAAAAAATTAGATCTTGAGAGAAAATTACGTAGATTTAAAATTGAAACTGAGATTAAATTTTACGAGAAAATATTAGAATTATCTTCAATCCACTCAACGTACACTAAATCCGGAAAAATAAATTTTAATACATTAGCTAAATATTTTCCTGAGTATAATGGTTCAACTCAAGCAACAACAGCAGCTCTGCGTAGATTTTATGAATATTACACATCAACTAAAATAATATCGGATGACGATAATTCATCTACTCTAATATAGGCGTCTTTATTGATACACCAAATTAAATGATTTCCAGTTAAAGGTTTGGTGTATTCTCCGTTTTCCATTTTAAGTTTATACCATTTATGGTGTATAGTTTGTTTATTAACAAATTTATCTAATACCGTATTATATTCAACTTTATTTGTATGGTGATTAAATGATTTAACTTTAATATCTTTAATATCAGATTCAATTAATTGTTTTATCGTCATATTACCCTCTGTTGTATTAAGAACCCAATCTTCCGATAAACACTGAAAAATAGCTGGATATTTAATATTCTTTTCGGTTTTCTCATTGAATTTGCCGCACAATAAAACTGGATATTCTGGAATTAAATCTTTCCAAATTTTATTTACAGTTTTTGCGCTAACGCCACATTTTAAATCGCGTTCGATAATACGATATAAAACTTCTTGATCATCTACTGGCAATTTACCTAGTATCATAGATACATATTCGATAGCTTCATTACCAGTAAGCTCTCTATTACAAATATTAACTTTAATGCTGGATAAAGCGCCAATCAAATCTACGGTAATACCGTTATTTGGAGAAACTGGAGGACGTTTTTTAATCCAATATTTAATTCTTGGGTTATAAGCAAATAAAAATACAGCTCGCACAACCGGATTATCAACATATGATTTTAATAGAGCGATTTTGTCGTTAGTGCCTGATGTTGCTGCTAGTTGATTCAATAAATTTAACATAATTTTTTCCGTAGTATACAGTTATTGTACTCTATTGTGCGCTAGAAGTCAAGCACTTTTTTGATAATTGCTGTACAGCTAAATTCTTGGCTTTACTTTCGCACATCATGTCTGCCCAGCTAAGGTGCGATAATGCCCAATCGTTGACGGCAGTGTTCCAGTAGAAATCTGAATGCGCACGCAATTTACTTTTAGTATGACCTGCGGCTATAAGAGCTGCGAGATCTGGTAGAGTATGGGGACAATGATTGGCGAGAGTATCTTCTCGGCTAATAGAATAATGAATAACAGGGCGAACGCCTCGCCAACTTTGAATAACCTGAGCAATCCTCGGGTCATCTGGCAAGATGTATTCTCCAGTTTTAATAAAATGATGGTGAATATCCAGAACGACAGGAACCCTGTCAGAAATACTACGACAAGCATCAAGTCCATGAGCGAACTCCTCATTTTCAATAGTGATACAATTTTTAGCGACATCGCTAAGTCGGTCATATGCCAGCAAAAAGCCTGCAGGACCAAGTTTACCTGAGATATGTACATTGATTTTCATATCTTGAAACACACGACCGTATCCCATCCAGCGAGCCATATCTGCATGGTATTCGAACTCGGCTATGCTATTTTCTACTACATCTGGACGATCA